GAACAGCCGGCAGAACCTGTAACTTTAAGATTCTTTGGGGCGATGAAGATATCGGTGTCCAAGATGAAGAAAGTTGGTTTGATGCTATTCAAGTATCTGAAAGATTAAAGCAGTCTGGTGCTTGGTTCACTCTTGTAAAGAATGACGGCTCGGAAGAGAAGTTTCAGCGCAAGCAGTGGATTGAGAAATTGCAGAAGGAAGATTTCAGAGAAAGTGTCTTGACAATCATAGACGAAGATGTTATTATGAAATTCAAGAATAGAGAAGGCAACGCACAGGACTTTTACGACCCGGAAGAGACACCGGAAGAGCCCTGAACCACAACCAGCCCGGCTCTAAGCCGGGCTTTTTTTATTACGAGGAGAGAGAAATGAAGAGACTAATGATTGTTGATGCTTATAACCAATTTATTCGTGGCTATATTGTAGACCCAAGCAAAAACCCAAACGGACAACCTATTGGCGGAATGAGAACATTTATTAATATTCTCAATAAAATCACCAGAGAGGTAAAGCCAGATATGGTTGCTATTGTATGGGACGGCAAAGGCGGCTCACAAAAGCGTAGAGCAATGAATAAAGACTATAAAGCAGGTCGTAAGCCACCAAGAACAAACTGGTCCCAAGTTGGACTTGATGAAAGTGATATCAAGGACAATAAGGTTTGGCAACAAATGCGGGTTATTGAATATCTCAACCAAACACCAGTTGTCCAATTTATGGAGCCAGAAGTAGAAGCAGACGATGTGATTTCTTATATCAAGAATAGCCCAATGTTTGAAGAATGGCAAAAGGTGATTATATCGGCAGATAAAGACTTTATTCAAGTATTGGATAATAAGACACTACTATTCCGACCGGTACAGAAAGAAGTGCTAAACACCAATATTGTATTGGAAAAGTTTGGTATTCACCCAAGAAACTTTGCTGTTGCTCGTGCTATGGCTGGTGACCCAAGTGATAATCTTGCTGGTGTGCCTCGCGTTGGCTTGGGAACAGTAGCAAAGCGCTTCTCTTTTCTAAAAGAGGATAAAGACTACTTTATTGAAGATATCTTGGAAGAATGCGGAAAAGAAGAAAACACACTTAAAATTTATAAAAGCGTAATTGAATCTGAAGATGTTATCAGAGAAAATTACGATATAATGCAACTCTCCTCCCCTCAGATGTCGATTCAGTGTAAGTCTCGCATTGATGAGACATTTGAGGGATTTACACCACAATACAACCAAACAGAAGTTAGAAAGCTGATGATTAAAGACGGTGTCCTAACAGTGAATATGCAAGATTTGGAACAAACTTTTAACCATATTATTACTTCCTTTTCAGGATAAACAATGTTATACTATATATGTATTTAATACCAGCAAGTAAAGGGAGAGCATGGAAACCTCAGTTAGTTTTTCAAAATTTGGTAAATCATTTCAGGAAGACTTGTGTCATCTTGTTTTGAACGATAGGGCATTTGCAGACCAAATGTTTGAAGTTCTTGATTTGAGTTTCTTGGAGCTTAAACATCTTCGTATATTTGTTAAGAAAATCAAGGAGTATCGCAAAAAGTATGGAGTCCACCCCACATCTAATATTATGCATTCCATCATACGAACAGGTTTGGATGGAGAGCCAGAATCAGTCAAGGTGCGCATCCGAGAGTATTATGCGAGGGTCTTGGCGAATGGAGAGATACCGAAGTCTTCTGAATATATCAAAGATACTGCTCTTGATTTCTGCAAGAAGCAAAAGCTAAAAGAAGCACTCATCAAGTCAGTTGACCTTATAAAATCTTCTTCTTTTGATGAAGTTTCCAAGATTATTGATGGAGCCCTAAAACTAGGCTCAGACAACTCTTTGGGATATGAGTATCTTGCTGACTTTGAAAAACGCTTCTTGGTTAAAGCAAGAGACCCTATAACGACCGGCTGGCAGCAGATTGATGAAATCTGTAAGGGTGGCTTGGGTAAAGGCGAGTTAGGGGTTGTAGTAGCCCCTACTGGCGCTGGTAAGTCTATGGTCCTCGTTCATCTTGGAGCACAAGCAATCAAAGCAGGAAAGAATGTGCTGCACTATACCTTAGAGCTTGGTGATACCATTGTTGCCGGTCGATATGATGCAGCTATAACCGGAGTTGAATTAAAAAATCTTGGTGTCTTTAAAGAAAAGATTTATGACGAGATTAAAGATTTATCAGGAAAATTGATTGTTAAAGAGTACCCAACAAGGTCTGCGAGTATACAAACAATCAAGAATCATATTGATAAGTTAAGACGCAGAGATTTTGTTCCTGATATGATTATTGTGGATTATGGAGACCTAATCAAGCCAGAATCTTCTAGAAAGGACGAGAAAAGACATCAATTAGAGACTATTTACGAAGAGCTTAGAGGTCTCGCTCAGGAGGTTGAATGCCCAGTATGGACAGCATCTCAGACAAACCGGTCGGGTCTGAATGCCGAAGTCATAACAATGGAGTCTATATCGGAAGCGTTTAACAAGTGTTTTGTAGCAGACTTTATCTTTACAGTTTCTAGAACCGTAGAGGATAAGAATACTAACCAAGGACGTATTTTTGTTGCTAAAAACAGAAACGGACCAGATGGCTTAGTTTATCCTATTTTTATGGATACTAGTAATGTAAAAATAAAGGTTTTGCCTAAAACAAACGAATCTATTGGTGATATAGTAGAAAAGTCATCAAAAGAGAAATTAGATAATTTAAAACAGAAATATGCAAATTTTAAAAAGGAAAAGAAAGGAGTAAGCTAGAATGGAATTATCGAATGAAATCTTATCAGAAATCACAGTGCACATGAAGTATGCACGATACCTAGAAGACAAGCAACGTAGAGAAACGTGGGATGAGCTTGTAACTAGAAATATGAATATGCATCTTAAAAAGTTTCCAAGTATGGAACTTCAAATAAGAAAAGCTTATAAGCAAGTTTTTGATAAAAAGGTTCTTCCTTCTATGCGCTCTATGCAGTTCGGCGGAAAGCCAATTGAAGTTGCCCCAAACCGCATCTTTAATTGTGCTTTTATGCCTGCTGATGATTGGCGTTGCTTTGGTGAAGCTATGTTTTTGCTTCTCGGCGGAACAGGTGTAGGCTATTCAGTGCAGAAGCACCATGTAGAAAAGTTACCAGAGATTACAAAGCCAAACTTGAATAGAACACGTCGTTTTCTTGTTAATGATTCTATTGAAGGCTGGGCTGATGCAGTAAAGGCTCTCGTTCGCTCTTACTTTCAGGGTGGCTCACACCTTCGCTTTGATTTTACAGATATACGCCCGAAAGGTGCTGCTCTCGTTACTTCTGGAGGTAAAGCCCCAGGACCCCAACCTCTTCGTGAGTGTTTGGTAAAGCTGGAAGGCATGCTGTCGCAGAAGGAAAATGGAGATAAACTAACGCCAATTGAAGTACATGATATGATTTGTCATATAGCTGACGCTGTGCTGGCAGGTGGTATCCGTAGGGCTGCTCTTATTTCACTATTCTCGGCAGATGACGAGGATATGATTGCTGCTAAAACAGGCAGCTGGTGGGAATCCAATCCGCAACGAGGCAGAGCTAATAACTCAGTGGTTCTTCTCCGCCACAAGATTGATAAAGAATACTTTATGGGTCTATGGGACAGAGTTAAGGCTTCTGGTGCCGGAGAACCAGGCTTTTATTTTTCAAACGATAAAGACTGGGGCACCAACCCTTGTTGCGAGATTGGGCTACGACCTTATCAATTCTGTAATCTTACAGAAGTAAATGTTTCTAACGTGGAAAATCAAGAAGACTTAAACGAGCGTGTTCGTGCCGCTGCTTTTATTGGAACTCTACAAGCCAGCTATACAGACTTCCACTATCTTCGTGATGTGTGGCGAAGAACAACCGAAAGAGATGCTCTTATCGGTGTGTCTATGACTGGTATTGCTTCCGGAGCAGTTTTAGAGTTGGATATGAAAGAAGCAGCAAATTGTGTAAAAGAAGAGAATGCAAGAGTAGCAGAGTTGTTAGGGATTAACCCAGCAGCTAGAACAACTTGTGTTAAGCCAGCAGGAACAACA